GACGACCTACGCCGGCGGGAGCGACCTCAGTTGGCAGTTGATCCGCCGGTCCCAGCCGTCCTACCGCGACGCCTACCTGCGGATCCTGCAGGCCTCCTACGCCGTGGTCACCGACGCCGCCGCCTCGACCGCGGTCGCCGCGGTCGCCGGCGGTACCGTCCCCTACGATCCCCAGGCCGCCGACCCGAACGGGACCGCGTTGCGGTCCGCCATCTTCCAAGCGTCGGCGAAGGTGCAGGTCGCCACCGGGTCGCCGGCGTCGTTCGTGCTCGCCGCCCCCGACGCGTTCGTCGGGTTCTCCGCCATGCCCGGCCTGGTCCCGACCCCGTACGGCACGCAGAACGTGTCCGGTACGGCGACCGCGTCGACACTCGATGTGAACATCTCGGGCATGCAGGTCGTCCTCGCCCCCGACCTCGCCGCCGGCAAGATCATCGTCTCCAACCGGCTGGCGTGCGCGTGGCCCGAGGACGGCCCGTTCGTGGTCGCCGCCCCCGACATCCCCAAGCTGGGCGAGGACGTCGCGATCTGGGGCATGGCCACCTTCGCCGCGTTCATCCCCGCCGGCGTCGTCACCCTCACCGATGCCACCCCCCTCGCCGCCCGGTCCGGGGCCAGCTCGAGCAGCTCGCATAAGAAGTGACCGACGAGGACCTCGCCGCCGCCGTGGCCGCCGCCGTGGCCACCACCCTGGGCTTCCCGCCCGGGGCGCCCACCCAACGCGTCCTCGACGCCGCGGCCGCCGCGGTGGCCCTGGTCCGGTGGTACCTCTACGGCGACATCACCACGTTGCCGGCGCCGGTCCTGCCCTCACCCGTCGAGGCCCCCGACATGTTCCTGGGCCTGCAGGCGTTCACGGTGCGCATCTACCACGACCCGGCGTCACCGGGCGGGGTCGTGGGCGGTGACGCCTACACCGGCGCGGCGATCCCCGAGGACCTCATGGCGCACGTCCGCCACTACTTCGGGCGGTTCAAAACGGCGTGGGGGATCGCGTGACCGCGGCCGAGGTCCTCGAGGTGATCCGCTCCGCGTTCTCGGCGGGCACCGCCACGGTCACCGCCAGCCACGCCGCGCCGGCGGAGATGACCGCCACGCCGGCGGTCGTGTTGCGCCCGGCCGACCCGTGGGTCGTACCGAACCGGCGGGCCGGGCCGGTGGCCGAGGTCCGCTGGTCGGTGCAACTCCTCGGTGGCCGCTACGACCTCGAGGCCTCCATGGCTCAGATGACCGTCGGGTACCTCGCCGCGGTCGCCGGGCTGCGCCGGGCCGGCGTCGGTCAGATCGGTCCCCTCGGCCTGGTCGACCCGACCACCATCGCCGGCGTCGAGATGCTCTCCGGCGTGTTCACGCTCACCCTCGACTGGGAGGCCCCCGATGGGTAACTACTTCGACGACGTGACCCTCACGCTCACCGCGCCCTCGGGTGGGGCGGGCACCGCGACCGACGTGTCCTGTGACGTGACCGCGGCGACGCTCACCCCCGACACGCCCGAGGAGGTGCGGAAACGGTTGTGCGGCCAGAAGACCGTGACCGGGAAAACGACGTGGACGCTCGAGGTCACCTGGGATCAGAACTGGGCGGTCGGCTCCACCGGGCCGCCCGCCGTCGACCCGGGCCTGTCGAAGTTCCTCCTCGACCACGACGGCGAGCTCGCCGACTTCGTGCTCACCTGGCCCCTCGAAGCCACCGAAGCGACCGGGGTCCTCAGATGCAAACCGGGTGCGTTCGGTGGCACCGCCGGCGAGATCGCCGAGGCGTCGCTCACCCTCGGCCTCGACGGCGAACCCGCCTTCGGGCCCGTCACCTTCACCACCACCGACTCCACCACCGCCGGCTCCACCACCGAGCGGGCCGAGGAGGAGGAGGCGGCGTGACGACCGAGCTCTCCCTGTCGTTCACGTTCGACGTCACCGTCGACGGCAAGGAACTGCGGGTCACGAACCGGCCCGGTGACGTGATCCGCATGCGGGCCCTCGCCGGCGGCGGTACGAAACTCGACGACGAGCTCAAGTCCGCCGGCGTCGCCTCGTATGAGGTGATGTTCGACTTCGCGTGGTGCGCGCTGCGTCACCACCCGGACTATCCGATGATCACCCGCGACGAGTTCCTCGACCGTTGCGAGGCCTGGTCGATCGTGCGGGACGGCGCCGAGGCCCGCCCTACCGACGCGGGTCCCTCGAGCGCACCGTGATCGAGCTCGCCATCGCGACCTCGACCGCACCCCGCGACTGGTGGGACGAGGACCCGCGCACGATCGTCACCGCCGCCGCCGTCCTGAAACGCAACGCCGCCGCCCAGCGCGCCCAGCAGGGACGGCACCGGTGAAGGTCGGCGTGCAGGTCGAGGGCCTCGACCAGACCCTGCGGGCGTTCAACCGCTACGGCCGCGAAGCCAACCAGGAGCTGCGTAAGGCCGCCGGCGTCGAGGCCGACCGCCTGGTCGCCGCCCTCACCCTCGCCGGGCAGGGCCAGTCGAAGCAGGCCGCGCTCACCGCGCCGTCGGTGAAACGCCGCTCCGACCGGGTGCCGGTCATCGTCGCCGGCGGCAACCGCCGCCTCACCCGCACCTCCGGCAAGGGCCGCGCCACCGCCGGTGACGTGTTCTTCGGGGCCGAGTTCGGTGGCGGCCGCCGTCCCTCGACCCGCCAGTTCCCGCCGTGGGTGGGCCGGCGCGGCTACTGGTTCTGGCCGACCGTGCGCGCCGGGCTCCCCGACCTGCGCCGCCGGTACATCGCCGTCCTCGACGACCTCGCTACCAAGTGGGCCGCCGGCGGCAACCTGCCCGACTGAGGAGGCGTGAATGGCTGACCGCGACATCGCCGTCAAATTCACGGGCGATAGCCGTGACCTCGAGCGGGCCTCCGAGAAAGCCGAGCGGTCGGTGTCCGACACCGGCAAGTCGATGGGGGGAAGCCTCGCCGGCCTCGCCGGGCCCGCCGCCCTCGCCGGCGCCGCCGTCGCCGGGATCGCGATCGTCGGTTGGGACCTCGCCCAGGCCGCCGCCGAGGACGAAGCCGCCGTCTCCCAACTCGACCAGCAGTTGCGCCAGGCCGCCGGCGCCTCCGACGAGGCGGTCGCCGGCGCCGAGAACTTCATCGACGTCCTCTCCAAGTCCGCCGTGATCGCCGACGACGAGCTGCGCCCCGCGCTGGCCAAGCTGGCCACCGCCACCGGTGACACCGCCAAAGCCCAGGACCTGCTCACCCTCGCCACCGACATCTCCGCCGGCACCGGCAAGGACCTGAGCACCGTCACCGACGCCCTATCGAAAGCGCAGCTCGGTTCGACCGGCGCTCTCTCGAAGATGGGCATCGCCACCAAGGACGCCGACGGCAACGCCCTCTCCCTCGAGGACACCCTCAGCAAAGCCCGCGAGACGTTCAAGGGCGCCGGCGAGGCGGCCGCCAACACCAGCGCCGGCGGCCTGAAGAAAGCTCAGATCGGTTTCGACGAGCTCAAGGAGTCGATCGGCGCCAAGTTGCTCCCGGTCATGGGTGGGATCGGGGCGTTCATCAACGACAAGGTCCTGCCCGGGTTCGACGTGCTCGTGGCGTGGGGCGAGGAGGAGTGGCCCAAGTTCCTCGAGTCGATCCAACCCACCCTCACCAGCCTGCAGGAGACGTTCACCACGGTCCTCGACGCCGTCATGGGACTGTGGGCGGAGTGGGGCGACGAGATCCTCACCGTCGTCGGGTTCGTCGTCGACCTCTGGAAGAACGAGCTCGCCCTCGAGATCCAGATCGCGGGCGCGATCATCACCGGGGTCATCGACCGCATCAAGTCGTTCTGGGCGGAGTGGGGCGATGAGATCACCTCGACCGTCACCACGATCATCACCACCGTCGTCGACATGGCCACCCGGATCCGTGAGGTCATCTCAACGGTGGTCGCCGCCCTCGAGGAGTTCTGGGCACAGCACGGCGATCAGATCATGGAGTTCGTCAACGCCGTCATCGACCTCGTCACCGCGCTCGTCGACCGGGTCCGGGCCCTCATCGAACCCCTCGTCACGTTCCTCATCGACTTCATCGGCACCGGCCTCCGCCTCATCTTCACGGTCGTCGGTGCCGTCCTCGGGTTCATCGGCGACCTGTGGGCCCGGTGGGGCGACACGATCATGGCCACCGTTCGGATCGTGTTCGACATCATCGCCACCATCATCGGCGGGGTCCTCTCCGTCGTCACCGGGATCATCAAGACCGTCACGTCGATCATCAAGGGCGACTGGTCCGGGGCCTGGGACAACGTGAAAGACACCGTGCAGCGCGGCATCGACTTCGTGGTCGGGCTCATGCAGAAAATCGGCGGGCTCATCGGCACCGCCCTCGGTGGCCTCGCCGACCTCATCACCAAGCCGTTCAAGATCGCGTTCAACGCCATCGCCGACCTCTGGAACAACACGATCGGCAAGCTCTCCTTCACGTTCCCCGACTGGATCCCGGGCCTGGGCGGCAACACCATCGACGTCCCCGACATCCCCCGCTTCTCGACCTTCGGGGTCGCCGGCCTCACGATCGTCATGCCACCGGGGAGCGACGGCTACGACATAGCCCGCCAGCTCGCCACGTTCGGTCGCACCGTGGCCGACCCCCAGGCCCTCACCGTCGCGGTCCGCTGATGGCGATCCCGTGGCCGCCCCTGCCGGCGATCCCCCCCGGTACGGGCCTGGGCGCCGACCTCGTGCACCTCACCCTCGCCCTACCGACCGCCCGCGACGTGTGGGACAACACCGCCTCCAAGTGGGATGCGGCGACGTGGGACGCGATCGACTCCAACAA